GAGGCGGGCGACATCGCGGTGCTCGACCAGGCGCTCGACACCGGTTCCCTGACGTTGCGTGGCTACGACCGCATCCTGCGGCTAGCGTGGGTCAAGTCCTCGCATACGTTGGCGGCCCCGGTGTGGTCATGTGGCGACTACCGCCCCTTGCGTCGGTGGAACGTGCTTAAATCGGAGACATGACGATGCCTGATGAGAGTACCGACGAAATGCCCGACCGTTCCATTCCGGAACTCCTCGATGGGCCGCTGGTCGACACCCGCAATATGACACGCGGGGGAGCCCTCCAAGCTGCGGACGAACTTCGCAGTTTTCGCGAATGGAAGGTAGATGCCGTCGATGGTGGAGGTTCCATCCCTACTGATGAAGTTATAAACATATTGCTTGACCGTGTTGATGACCTGCTTATGGTCAACGCGATCCAGTACCTACACATTCATACCTTGGATCGTAAAATATCCGATCTTGAGGAGAGAGTTTCACCGAAAGACTAAACAACCCCCCCGCCGTGCCTGGGTGTGGAAGGACCCGTGCGGCGGGGGTGTCGTGTGCCCGGTGTCTGGAATCACCGGGGGTCTGTTAACCCTTTTTGAGGGTGGCTTCGTAGTGGTGGATGCGGCCCTTGATGATCCACGGCTCCACGTCGCCTTGGACGGTGAACTTGAGGCCGCGCCACTTCACAATGCCGGTACTTGTGAGGATGTGGCCTCCGTTGCGCCCGATGTGAAGCCGGTAGAGGGCCACCACGAGCACACCGGCGCGTGTCACGGTCTCGGTGGATCGAATGGGCGTCACGTTGGCGGGGAACGGCCCAACATCCCGCAGGGGCACTGAGTCGCCGTCAGCGTTGCGCCCGCCACCGGTTTGGATCGTTACGCGGTCGTGGTAGATCATCCCGTCGCCCGCTTCCGGTATCGGTTGAGCACGAACAACTCGGGGAGGGTCCACCCGGAGAAGCCACCGCTGACGGTGACCTCCCCGGCGTGGATATCCGCCTGTTCGGGGTTGGCCACCATGCGGGCCGTGGCCACGGTGATGACCGCTGCCAGGTCCTCTGAGAGGCCGTCACGATGGAACCCCACACCCCGGGTGTATGAACGCGCCATGGCCGTGACGAGGGGGAGCGACTTGGAGGCGAGGGCCACGACCGTGGGGTCGTCACCTTGCCCCATGAAGTCGGCTACGTCCTTGGCCGTTGGCGCGGTCATCAGCGCTTGATCCCCGTGAGGGTCACGACGGCATCGGCGTTGAGTGCGCCGAGGTCGTAACGGGTGACCACACGCAGCGCCTGCTGGTCGTAGTCCGCGTAACGCTCGGTGAGGACCTTGACCGAGGGGGCCATGTCGCGAGCAACGGCGATCTGGGAGAAGTCCAGCAGCGCCGCGCGTCCCGTGGGAGTGGCCCCGGTCGTGTTCGGAATGCGGCTGGTGATGATCACCGGCGCTCCCCAGATGCGGAACGTGGCATCGCTCGTGGGGTCGGCGTTGAGGATGTAGCGCCCGTTGGTGTCCTTGACCTTGCGGAGCTTCACGAAATCACCCGGGGTGACGACCCACTTGAGCGCGCCGAGGTTCACGTGGGCGTCGAGCGCCGTGCCCCATGCGTCGAGCAGGTGGTCGAGCGTCAGTTCACCGTTGACCGCCACGGACTTGGTGCCCGGGAGGTTGAACAGGCCACGCGGGGTGGTGACGCCATCACCGGAGGCGGAGAAGAACTGCGTGTCGATCTTCGCGGCCACGTCGGTGACGAGGCGATCCTTGAGGGCCTGATCGAGGTTGACGACCGACTGGCGGGCCAGTTCGTTCGAGTACCGGGTGATGACCTTGACCGACTTCATGGTGGACGGCATCAGCGTGACCTCATCGAAGTCCACGTCTCGCTCGGGGATGAGTTCGTTCTCCCCGGTCCAGCCCGGGTCCTCGGTGGCGTTGCCCATCTTCGGAATGCGCAGCGGCCCGGACGTGTCGAACACGCGGGGACCGGCGCTGAGAAATGCCGACTTCTCTTCGAGCGGCTGAATGAGAATCTTCTGGACCTGCTCCTGGGTGAGTTCCGGAGCGGTCGTCGTGGAGTTTGCCATGACTGGCACCTTTCAAGAGTTTGGGAACAATTCGAGTCGGTGCCAGACCAACAAAACGGGGCGCGGTCACCAGGACCACACCCCGTTATGTTACGAGAAAGAGAATGTCATTCTCAATTGCTTGCGTTGGCGCGGAGAATGCCGGCCAAATCCACGAAATCAGATTTCGTCGTGATTCCCTGCCCCACATCACCACGCGGGCGGCGCGATGCGAGGTGTGGCTTCCGTTCGAGGAGTTCGTCAATCGCCGCGTTGAGCGCGTCCGCGTCCTCAAGGTGGGCGTCATCGAACGGGAGGTCGGTCGGGTCGGCCAACCGGCCCGTGGCCGTCACCAGCGACGTGTGGAGCCGCTGGGCCAATGCGTCCCGGTCGGATGCCCGCTGGCGGTAGCGCCCATTCTCCTTGCGCAGGTTCTCCACGTAGTCACGCGGGAACGTGTCCGGGGACTCGTCACCCTGGCCCACACCGGGGGTTTCATCCGGCGTGGTCGCCTCCTCGGCGGGTGTGGGCGTTTCTTCGGTGGTCGTTTCGTCGGTCATGATCAGTTGCCTTCCACGTTGATTCGGTCACGGCCCTCGTCGGGCGTGATGATGTTTGCCTGGGCCAACTTGGCCACGGCGTCGGCGTCCTGGGCGATGGATCGGGTAGCGGGATCGGCCCACATGACTTCAGGGGCGGTCAGGTCGGGGTCAGCGCCCGTCTCCACGGCGATGACGTGACGCATGACCCGTTCCCACGACCGCCCGAACGTCGCCTGTCGTGCGGCTGCACGTGCGGTGAGGGATGCTTCCGCCGTGCGGTTCGCCTCGGCGCTGGCCGGCTGGTTCGCCATGATCCCCAGGTAGTGACCGGGCAGGGCCGACACAGCGCTGATCTGTTCTTGCAACACGGCGATGACGGCCTTGTACGAACCGAGGTCGGCGGCGGGCAGTGAACCGAACTTCGCGTCCACCGCTTCGGAGATCATCATGCGGTCGGACTCAGGAAACGGGTTCACCGATTCGGTCTCGCCCGTGTCGTTGCCGTCCTTGTCGAGCACGGGGCGTTCCTCGAGTTCGATCCCGGAGGCCCACCGACGCGGGCGGGCGTAGTACTCGGAACCCACCATCATGTCTGCGAGAGCCTTGTTCTGCGCGTCCGCGAGGGGGAGCAGGTCCTCCATCTCCGAACGCCCGTCCACGTCGAGCAGCCGGTCGGTGTTGACGAACGGCGTGACGACGACCTCGCCCACGGGGTTGGCCAGGACCTCAACGGTCTTAAACCCGGCCATGGCCCCGATGGAGTCGGCGCGGTAGCGGGTGATCCGGTCGGGCTCAAACACCACGGCCTCGGTGCTCGTGGGCGTCTCCCACCGCTTGACCGCCGCGACAATCTCGCGGGTGCCGGGGTCGGTGATGTGTGCGACCTGGCGGGCGGACTCCACCGAGACCGTGGCGCGGCCCAACCGGTCCACCCACACCAGGGCGTAGGCGCGTCCAAGGGCCAGGGCCTCGCGGTGGGCGGTGGTGGCCCACTGGTCGAGGTCATTACGTAGCCACGTCGCCCAGAGGGCATCGTCGCGGGTGCCGTTGGTCTTGAACCCAATGACCCGGAGACGCTCGGTCAGGCAGGTGACGGCCAGGCGGGGGATGTTGCTCCCCATGTGGCCCATCCGTTCCCCTAATGCCTCTTTGGCTTCGGGGGAGAGGTACGCCATCGGGGATTTCCCCGCATAGGCATTGTCGAGCCGGGCCATTTCGGCCTGCTTCTCGTCCAATTTCTGGAGCAGTCGATCCAAGGTATTCATTTGTCTCTCCTAAGCGAATGACGCCACACGGCGCCGCTTCTTGTTCATCGCCCGCCACGTCGCCCGGGAATGGGCCATCACCAGGCACACGGCCAAGTCGATGCGTCGGCGGGACGCCTTTTTCTCTTTCGCGAGGCGAACACCCCGGGGTTCCTCGACCACGACGGCGTTCATGACATGCCGGGTGAGGTCGACGTTGCCCGAGTGCGTCAGTTCGCCGTTGAGGCACGCCTGATACGTGTCCACCGTCGCCGGGGTCATGCGGGAGGCGTTCTGGTTGAACTCCACGACCGGCAGCCCCTCCGCTGCGAGCAGTTGCAGCGAGCGCGCCCACCGGAACGGGTCAGCCACGACCTCCACGACCTTGTAACGCTTCGCTGCGTCACGGATGGCCTGCTCGACCTCCAGCACCGGCACCCGGTAGGTGTCATCACCACGCGGCGATTCCCACAGCCCCAATACATCCACATGCGGGGTGGGCGAGACGGTCGCCACGAGAAGCGCCGTCGCGTCACCGTTGAATGAACCATCCAGGGAAATGACGACCTGGGAACCATCGGGCACGGGTTCACCAGTGTCGAGTCCGGCCCACACCCCGGGCGGGAGGAATGCCGCGTCGTCGTGCTGGACCCATTCACCGAGGCGGGCACGCCGGTACTCGCTTTCACGGGATCGGGGCGGAAGCGCGGCGCGTAGGTGCTTACGCGACACGAGATCGTCAATGCCGGGGTTGGCCTTCTCCCAGCAGTGTTCACAGTCGGGCGCGTGGTTGATGTCGCCGCCGTACTCCACCAGCCGGAAGTCCTCATCGTGCGGGTTGGCCCGCGCGTCGAGCACCAGATCGAGCATGGGCGACGTCTCACGCCACGTCGGCGGTGACGGCGTGCCGATCATGAGCAGTTGCGACCCCTCACGCTTACCCGTGGAGTGCAACAGCGATTCATACGCCTCCCGGCGCACGAACCCGATCTCGTCCACGATGCCCAGCGATGCGTCCTCACCCTCGATGCGGTGGGCCTCACCGGGCAGCGCCAGGATGGATGACGCCGTGGACGGGACCTCGATGCGGTCCTTGAACACCTTGGTTCGGTTCGCCAGGTCCTCGTTGAGGTCGATCATGCGCGCCGCCGTCTGCAACATCCGCATGGCCGAGCGTTCGTCCTGGGCCACGATGACCACACGCGCGCCCTCGATGCCCGAGCAGAACGCATGGAACAGCGCGAGCGCCGCCACCAGCGTGGATTTGCCCTGGCCACGCGGCAGCGACCACAACACGAACTGCGCGTCCTCGTCCAACAGCGTTCCGGTGAGTTCCCGCTGCCACGGGCGGAGGTGCATCGGCTCCTTGGCCCCGGTCCCCTTCGGCGTCACGATGAACGCCGAGCAGAACTCCGCGAACCGTGCCGATCCCGTCGCCTCCGTGTCGAACGGCAGCGCGGAGGGGTCTTTAAGCCGCTTCGGCCCCGCCGTCACCATGACGAACCCCCGGTGTGGGCCGGGATCGTGCCTGACGTGGCCTTAACGCCCATCTGGGACGAGCTGACGACGTGGGGGAGTGACGACCCATCCGGGCCATTTGCTCCCGCCTGAGGGGCTTTCAGGCCGTTTTGACCCTGGCCCACACCCCGGGGACGGGCAGAGAGATTGCTTTTCGGCCTGCGATCGAGTTGGAACGCCTTGGCGGTGACCTCAGCCCCCCTGGCCGAGCCGCGCGCGATGTTGCACGAGCGGCAGACCACGTCCACGTCTCGAAGACGGATCGGCTTACCCGCCGCGTGACGCGCCCACGCTTCGGGCGTGTGGTCGGTGGTCAGGTCGTCGCGCGTCCCGCAGTCGGAGCAGAACGGCTGGGCCTTGCGTGCCCGCTCACTCAGCCGAGTCCAGTGCTTGTCATAGCCGCGCGAGTTCTTGTCGGCCAATCGCCGCTGACCCTTACGCGGCCCCGACGAATACACATGCTCTTCACACGCGGGATCACCGCACACAATGCACGGCCTCATTACTTCATTCACGATCTTCCTTCTTCCACTTGCGAACATAGTTATTCTATGTAATAGGGAATGGTTGTGCACTATTTCTTGACCGCCCCGCATGAATGGGCTAATGAAAGGAACGGGTTATCGCACGCTTCGCACACCGGGGATTCAGCCACACGTCGCAGGATGGAATCCCAGTCGGAGTCGATCAACCAGGCTTTACCGATGAGCTGGGCGGTCGTGTCGAGCACAGCGTTCACCGTCCGCACGTCGTCAACATCCACGGTGTAGGTGCCGGTCGTGGGATCGCACGCCGTGTGCCACACCCTCCATGCCAACTCATCGGGTACGTCGGCCAACGTCAACACCCGGGGGAGATCATCGTGAGATACCTCCACGGCCAGATAGCCCGCCCCGTCATGGACCGGGCGACCGCACCCCGAGCAGAACCACACCAACCGGCCACCATGTCGCTGGACCTTCATGACTCCTCTTTTCTTTTAGTTATGTGTGTTGCCGTGTGTGTGTCAGTGCTAGTGCGTCCATATACGCACTGCCGCACTGCCACACTGGGACGGGGCGCACGTTGCCGCACTCGTGCCGCACTGCCACACTCCCCGTAAAATCCCCGGAATGACGCGGTTTTGTGTGTGGCACGGCTTTGCCACACTCCGCCGCACCGGACGGCGGCGGTCTTGGGTGTTCCGTGGGGTGTTTGCCACACTCCGCCACACTCGAAATCGGCACGTCGTCACCCGCCGTAGACGTACGAATTCTTGGGGCCCTTGCGCCACGGGATGGCGTTGCTCTCCCTCACGGACTTCAGCGCGCCGGTGATGGCCTTCTCGGCAAACCGACTGCCCAACTGTTCTGTGATCTGGCGTCCAGTCATCCCCTCGGTGTGGGCGTCGAGCAGGGTTTCCACCGCTGCCACCACACGCTCGTTCATCGACTCGCGGCGGGTCTCGGCGCTCAGCGTCATGCGCCCGGTCTCGGCGTCGAACAGCAGCTGGGATTCGGCAAGGTCCACACCACGACGGCCATACGCGCGGAAGTAGCGCGCCGAATCCATGTCCTCCGTGGCGCGGGTGGCGAACCACTCGACATCGGGCCAGTCCCTGAGGCGCGAATCACCGCGCGCTCGGCCGTTGGTGTGGCCCGCGTGGTGGTTGACCAGCGCCTCCGGCACGTCGGCCTCCCGCAGCAGTTCATCGAGCAACGTGAGGAACCGGCCCGCGTCCTTGTCCTCGCTCAGGCCGATGGCGTCGAGCACCGGGCGGAGGCAGTCGAGGATCAACACCTCCGTGTCGGCTTCGCGGATCGCCTGAGCCCAATCGCGCCGCACCACGGCATCCGTGAGGTCGAACGACGACACCGAACCACGCAACGACACGAACTGGATTCGGTCGAGGTTGCGGATGCCCTGCGCGCCGAGGTTGTCGAGCAGCAGGTCGCGGTCGAGTTCGTTGTCGAGCAGGAGGACGTTGCCCTCCACCGGTTTGGTGTGGAACCTCCCGAGGAAGTCGTCACCGTCCACCAACGACCGCATGAGGTTGAGCGCGAGCGTGGACTTGCCCACCTTGTTCTGCGCCGACAGGAGCACGCGGCCACGGTCGATCCAAAGGTCATCCACACGGAACCCCACCCGCTCCCGGGGACCATCCACCGCCACGGCCAGGCTCTCCACGGGTGGCATCGGTGCCCGAGTGGCTCCCTTGACGCGACGGCGCGCCTCCTCGCGTACGCGGATTTTGTGCTCCTCGACGGCAACGTCGTGCTCGATCACCTCGGGGTCATCGCGGCCCGGGTCGAGTGGTGAATCATCGTCCACAACCTCGATGGTCCCGTCATCCTCCGGCGCGTCGTCGTCAGTGAGGTGCCGGTCGGGGCTGAGGTCGAGAACGCGGGGCCGTGGCTCCCGTGTGGTCCTCCGGGGCACCCCACGCGCCACCACGTCCTTGATCCAAACGACCTCATGGTCGTGTGGTTGCGCGCTCATGACGCCACCTCCGCATTGCGGATGAGCGACACGAGGCGGCTCTTTTGCTCTTTGGTGAGCGGTGGGGCCTCATCCACAACGGCGCGGATGTGGTCGGCCAGTTTGGCCGTTCGGAACTCACGCTGGAGGTCCAAGATGGTGTTGGGATCACCACCGGCACGACTGGCGGCGGCGAGTTTGCCGCGGACCTTGCGGGTGTGATCAGACGAAAGGACCTTACTGGGCATGACAATGTCTCCTGCATTGTCCGCCTATGACAGGTCCGTTAGCGAAACAATGACTTAAGGAGACGGCCCGCCATGTGTATGGCCCTTTCAGATGAAGAGGGGCTAGAGACCATGGACACTACTTAGGGGTCAGCCGTAAGTGCTTTCAGTTGTTGACGTTCACCAATTCCTAACGGGCAATCCGTTTTCATCTGTTGGTGCGTCGGGAACCACCATACACAACAACCACTGCTCGTGTGTACTCGTGACGTTGGGCGTCACTCAAGCCACGAAATCCCTACAGTCTCAGGGCGAAACGCGCGCGTGCCGCGTCCGACCGGATGGAGCGTCACCGTCATGAGGAGTTGGATGATGGCGCGCTGCCGGGCAGTCGGGAGGGCCTGCCATGCGGCGTCTTTGTCGTCGGCGTCGATGATCGGCTTCAAGGCGTTGGTTCGGTTAGCGTCGGCAATCTTAAAGTCGATTTCCGATAGGCGCGCGTTAATCCTTTCCGTGATCGTCTTTAGTTGCTTTCCCGTGATCGCCCCGTCTGCGTAATCCACCGCTGCCGCGTCCAGCCGTTCACGGAGGACTGTTGACTCAGCGTGGAGCGCCCCGAAGTCGTCGCGGGTGCGGTCCATGACCAGCGCGGCGGCATCCGCACGGCTCAGACGCTCCACCACGAGCGCGCCGACGTATGCCTCGACGGGCTCGGCCTTCCGTGCGAAGTGGCCCATGGAGTCCGCACACCGGTACGAGCGGATTCCTAGACGGGCATTCGCCCCACCGTGGACCCCACCACCACACACGCCACACCGGGCAATGCCTGTAAGGAGCCTGACGGCCTCCTGGCCGGTCGGGGAGTTACGGCGGGCGGGATTGTCCACGTATGCCACCGCAGCGCGCCAGGTGTCCTCTGAGACGATCTCTGGCCATGTGGCAGGCCCCATGACCTCCCCTCGGTGTGAGCGGAGGCCCGCGTTACGCGCATTGCGGAGGACTTGGCGCACGGAGTACGCCTTGAACGGTGACCCCTGCCCGGTGGTGTGGCCCTGCGTGTTCCACCTCCGGGCAATGGCGGCGAGGGGGATGCCGGCTAGGAGGTCCTCGTACCCCTGTCGGATGGTCGCGGCCTCACGTTCGTTGATCGTCACGCCATCGGCCTCGTATCCGAACGGGCGACGACCGCCCACGCGCTTACCCGCTGCCACCGCCTGTTCC